TTCAGCGTTTAAGATAGTTTCATAATACTTATTGAATTGTCTACCTTTAAGTGTTTTATCACCCATATTATAAATCTTAATATAATCTTGTCTAAGTTTTTTTAGATTATTTAATACTTTGTTAACCGCATCAACTTCTTTTTTAACAACTTCATTTACTGGTTTGTATCCACCTGCGTGTGTAATTTTTTTAAGTTTCTTTTTATCTTTTTTTCTTTTACTTCTGAATGCGTAAGGTGTGTCATAGTAAATGCCAGTTCCCATTGGATTAGCTGCACCTGCCGAAGCTGTTGTTGATGCCTCATCTACTTCTTTTTTATATCTGTTGATGATTACCATTACATGCATTTTGATAAAGTTTGTATCTCTTTCAAAATCATCATTAACCATTTCAGCGACTCTACCTAATTTAAAAGATACTATGTTTGACAATTCAACACTATGTTCAATCGGGTCGTGGCCAACTTTTTCTCCATTGACAACTTGTTTTTCCATTTCAAATATATGGTCTAATTCTTTTGCAGAACTAATGACTAATTTTTTAGCTTCATCACTAAGTTCTTTTTCCATTAATTTTTGATAAAGAACAACTGCAGACATACAAATATCAAAATGTTCTGTCTTAAATCCTAATATATTAATATTTTTACCACCACCGAAATGTGAAGGTTTATTATCTTGTTCATTAATTTCTTGTAATACAAGATGACGGATTGCTTCTTTTAACTTACTTATTTTTACGCGTCTGGACATTTTTGATTTCCTTAATTAGTTCATAGTATCTCATCAATGCAACCACGTGTTTATCTTTCACGACTTTACCTTTAGTAGCTGTGTCTGTATAGTCAATAGCTTCTGAAAGTTTAATTTTTGTAATTCTATCGTTCACTTTTGGTAGTAAAGATTTTAGAGCTCTTTTGATTTTTACTACTTCTGAATCAATAAATCCTTTTAATGAATTAGTATTAGATACATTGCTGATATATTGTTTCAGCAAGTTTTTTTGATTTTCATTTAGAGTTTTATACTTTTTATTAAACTTGTCAACTAATAACTGATAACTTAACAACCTTAAGTCTTTATCTTGTTCGGTAAATTCACTTAAGTTTTGTCTTTTTACTCTTGATTGTTTGGTTTGAGTAATGTGTTCGGTAATTGTTATTGATGAATCTGTCTTTTGGACTGGCCCAAAGTCTTCTTTTCCAACTTCTGATTGAAAAACACGATATACTGATGCCACAACTTTAAAGTTAGGGATTCTTGTATTAAAGAATTCTTTAATATCGTAATTTTCTTTGATTGTTTTAATTAAATTGTATTTTTCATTTGCTAAACGACGATTTGACAATTTTCTACGACTTTTGACTACTGCCTCTAATAAAGAAGATGCGTGAGTCAAGTTTTTGTATTTTTTATTTAACAAGATTGAATATAATTCGTATTCTTTACCCAATTCAGTATTTTTATTAAAGAATTCTTTAAATAATTTAACTGATTTAGGGCTTTTTGTGTCATTTATCACATCTACTGTTATTTGACGTGATAAAAGTTCATAAAGAATACCTGTATTCTTTATCTTATTATGTTTTACATAAGACATTTGAGCTCCAAAGTATTTTTGTGTATTTTATCAATAATAAATATAAAACTTTTGAGAAATCGGTATTAATTATCTCCGTTTTCCTCTTTATATTCATTATATTCTTTTTCTAATTCATCTACTTGGTTAGTTTCTTGTATTATGTTTTTTGACTTCTTACCCATAGTTTTTTTCAAAGCGTCATAGTGTGCTAATGCTAATCCTCTACGATTTTTTGTTTGTTGTCCTAATGGGTCTCGACCTCTTGCTCCACTATCCTTGAAAGGTTTGTTCATCTCTTTTGGACGACCACCTTGTTCATCTTCTGGTCGTTCATCTTCTTTTTCTTCTTCTGGAAATGGGTCAAAGATAGAACCTGCTATGGTGTCCGGTGGTGTTTGGGCGTCATCTTGTCCGACTCCCACGGCTGCCATATCACTTGGTGTTCCAATTGCGTCTCCTGTTTCCATTGGGTCATTACCTTCCATCTCAATTTGAGAGTGTCTGAATTTTTGTTTTTGGTCTTGAATAATTTGATTTTCAATACTAACTTTTTCTTTATCAGAAAAATTAAATATGTTATCATATATCCATTGATAAGGTAAAATCTTATCACTTAACATATCACGAGCTAAGTTTACTTTCTGTCCGAACAATTCTATTTTTTCTTGTTCATACATTGTTGAAGGACTTGCTAATTCTAATTCAAAGTTTACCAAGTCTTCATCTACATATCCTTGCGAATATAAATGAACGACTGCAATCTTTGTTAACTCCGATACTACGATTCTTTGTATTCTTTCAATGGTTCTGGCAAATCTAACATCTTCTGCTGCTAATGTTGCTTTACCACCAACATTTTCATCAAATCCTAAAAATGCTTTTGGCACTCTTAATGATGCTAATAATTTGTTTTTTAGATATTCAACATCTTCTGTTGAATCATAATCAATACCACCTAACTCATTGATTTCTGTTCCACTATCTCCACCACGAACTGGCAAGAAAAAGTCCTCTGTTAAGTTTTGTATGTTGTATTTTAAATTATACTCACCTGTTGCTTCATCAAGATAAGGTGTCTTTTTCATTTTGTTGATAATTCTCTGCATATAGTTATCAACTTCATTTGGTGGTATATTACCAATGTCAATCTTGAATACTCGTTTAGAAGGTGCTCTCATAATTCTGTGAATTAACATAGCGTCTTCCATAAGTGTTAATTGTTTCCAAATCTTTCTTGTAGATTCAATCATAGATTTACCATAAGGTAAAAAATTACTATCATTAGCCATTCTAAAATGTGCGATTTGGAAGTTTTCAAATTCTATCTTTCCTTTACCACTTGGTTTTTGGCCGAAATACGGGTGTGCTCCTTCAATACTTTCTAAATAGAATTTAGTATAATAAGGATTTTCAGGGTCTTCTCCCTCGGAACGAATAACTTCATAAGGTGATAATGGAACTACATTAGTAATACCATACTTTTCACTTATGTCTAAGTGTAAAAAGAAATCACCATACTTAACCATATTACGAGTCCAAGGCCACAAGTTAAATTCAATATTCATAATATCATAAAATAAATTGTTCAAAATTTCTTTAATGTTATCGTTATCTGATTTAATTGTGATAACTTGTCCGTATTCACCTTTCATAGTTGATTCATCTGAATATATATCCAATGCACTTGATATGATTGGGTCTGAGTCCATTGATTCATAATCTTTAAACAATGCTAATCTTGCCGCCATAATTTGATGTACGGTTGAATAACCTGTTCCAACTAAGTCTAAGTTGTTATGTAGTTTTGTATATCTGTCAACAAGGTGACTTTTGACTTGTTTTTGCACTTGGTCCGTATCGGCAATCTTTAATTTTTTACCACCGACATTACGAACAATTACATTTGTTGCAAATAATCGTCTCAGTCTTCCAAATAATGTTGTATCAGCCATTTTTTACCTCACTTTTATAAGAGCCACGTTAAGTCCTCTTTTTCTTTTCCTGTATCCCAATCCCAACTATCATTTTTCTTGATGTCGTCATTGGTGTATAAACCCTCATTGTCCATCATACGACTGAGAGTTTTCTTTGTTAATTCAACACCTTGTGTTCGTAATCTTAATGCAGTATCACGAACCCAAAGTCCAATAGCAAACGACATAACCAAATCATCATTGTATCCGGCCATCGCTTGCGCTCTATTATTTATATAAACGAAAGTCAGTAGTTCATCAATCAAACGATTTGAACGAACCACTACACTTTCCTCTCTAAAAAATTCTTCTAACTTACTAATAATTAGTGGTCTGGTCTTAGAAGTCGTTGAAAAACCAGCAACCATTTTCTTTTCTTCACGATAATGTTTATTCGTTACTTGATGTTGAACATCAACATATTGTAAGTCTTTACTTGTATAAAATAGATTAGGATAATCCCTATCTATAATTTGTTGGATTGTTGCCCAACCAATATTATTGTTCTCTACTATAAGTAGAGCGTCATTGTATTCTGTTGCTATGGAAACTAACATATTTCCAAAATCTTTGGTATTTATTCTACCTTTATATTCTGCTACTTGTTTCAAACTTTCCAATTCAATAATGTGAAATGCAGAATAGTCTGCTGAATCTCCTCTACCGACATCTGCACACACAATATAATCTTTTGAGTAATCCGCAGGTTCCCAAACCCACATATTTGTATCGACACCTCTTTTTTCTAATGGGTCTTTACAACTTCTTTTTCGTAAGTTTTCCAATAGTGTTGCGTCAATTACACCCGTACCAGAAGTTAAGAAGTCGCAATCACATTCTTGTGCTGCACTTCCAATTCCAAGTAAAGTGTCTTGTTCTTTTCTCCAATCGTCATCTCTTTCAGGATGTACCGTCCAATGTAATTTAATCGGATTAAACAAACCACGACCTTCTTCAGCTTCTACCCAAGTTTTGTGAAACCAATTACCCACACCATTTGGTGTTGACAATGCAATACATTGACCACCAGTTGTTAGTGTAGATTGTGATGCTGTCCATATATCATCAATCTTGTCAATAAATGCCGCCTCGTCTAATATCAATAATGATAGAGCTTCTGAACGAGCTGCTTCAGGACCTGATGATACTGCTTTAATCTGAGAACCATTACGATATCTCAAATTCAATTTGTTATCTTCTACACATCTTTGTTTCAACCAACTCGGTAGATTTGCGTGCATAACACGAACTTTCGTTACTAAGTTTTTTGCTACTTCTTGTTTGGTTGCAATTACCAAGATGTTTTTATCTTGTTGAAAAGTCATCATCCACAAACTATATCCAGCTGTTAATGTTGATATACCCAACTGACGAGCTTTCAAAATAACATTCATACGCTGTTCTTGAAATTCGTTTATAGTTTTTTCTTGGAAATCATACAAATCGAAAGGTATTTTACCCTGAATCGGGTGTTGTATCATACAATACTTTTTCATAAAATATGCAGGGTCTTGTGCACATTTTACATACTCTTGTTTGATTACTTCTTTTATTTGTTCTGCCATTAGTCTACTATCTGACCTGCCAATCTAACT